ACAAGGTGTTAAAGATACTAAAGTAGAATTTATGCCTAATAAAAATGGTAGATTTTTAATATCATGGGTACCACCAGTTAGTTTACAAAATACTATAATAAATAAAAATGGAACTAAATATCCAGGTAACGAGCATATTGGAGCTTTCGGCTGTGACTCTTACGATATTAGCGGTACTGTTGATGGCCGCGGCTCTAAAGGAGCATTACATGGACTAACAAAGTTTAGCATGGAAGATGCTCCGCCTAATCACTTTTTTTTAGAATATATATCAAGACCACAAACGGCTGAAATATTCTTTGAAGATGTTTTAATGGCTTGCGTGTTTTATGGCATGCCAATACTAGCTGAAAATAATAAACCTAGATTATTGTATTATTTTAAGCGTAGAGGTTACAGAGGTTTTTCAATGAATCGTCCTGATAAAACTTGGAATAAACTCTCTACAACAGAAAAAGAAATAGGTGGAATACCTAATTCAAGTGAAGATATTAAGCAAGCACACGCTGCTGCTATAGAGTCTTATATAGAAAATTATGTAGGACAACTAGAAAATAAATATGGAGATATGTATTTTCAAAACACATTAAAAGATTGGAGTGGTTTTAATATAAATAATAGAACCAAGTTTGATGCTACTATTAGTTCTGGCTTAGCAATTATGGCTTGTAATAAAAATAGATATAAACCAAATCCCGATAAAAAATATCAACCTATAAAATTAGGAATAAGTAGATATAATAATTCAGGAACAATTTCAAAAATAATAGAATAGATATATGCAAATTTCATACAACACTAACAGTTCTTTTCCTAGTCAAGTAGTACCAGACGCAGAGAAAGCTACTCTGGAATATGGTCTTGCTGTAGGTAGAGCTATAGAGGGAGAGTGGTTTAGAAACTATAGAGGTGGAGCTGGTGGTAGTGGTTACGCAATTAATTATAATAATTACCACAATTTAAGACTTTACGCGAGAGGAGAACAACCCGTACAAAAATACAAAGATGAATTAGCTATCAATGGAGATTTATCATATTTAAATATAGACTGGAAACCAGTACCTGTTATTGCTAAATTTGTAGATATAGTTGTAAACGGTATGTCAGAAAAATCATACGAATTAAAAGCTTTTGCAGTTGATCCTTTTTCTATACAAAAAAGAACTAAGTATGCTAGAGATTTAATGAGAGATGTTCAAGAAAGAGATTTAGCAGAGCAGATAAATCAAACTTTAGGTATAACTATAACAAGTCCTCAGTTTAGAGAACTAGGTTTAGAATCAGATGAAGAAGTTAAATTGCATTTGCAATTAGATTATAAACAATCTGTTGAAATAGCAGAAGAAGAATTATTAGAAGACGTATTAAATAGAAATAAATACGATTTAACTAGACGTAGATTAGCTGAAGATTTAACTATTTTAGGTATTGGAGCAGTGAAAACAAACTGGAGCAAAGAAAAAGGCATAATAATAGATTATGTTGATCCTGCTACTTTAATATATTCTTATACAGAAGATCCTAATTTTGAAGACATATATTATGTTGGTGAAGTTAAAAGTGTAAATTTAGCTGATTTAAAAACTCAATTTCCATATTTGTCTGATGAAGAAATGGAGCAAATACAAAAGTATCCTGGAAATTCAGAATATTTAAGAAATTGGAGTGGTAGAAATGATGAGCAAACAGTTCAAGTTGTTTATTTTGAATATAAAACTTACTCTGATCAAGTGTTTAAAGTTAAAAAAACAGCTACTGGTTTAGAAAAAGCATTAGAAAAACCTGATACTTTTAGTCCACCTGAAAACGAAAACTTTGAAGTTGTATCAAGAACTATCGAAACACTATATAGTGGTGCTAAAATATTAGGACATCCTATGATGTTAAAATGGGAATTAGCCGAAAATATGACTAGACCTTTCGCTGACACTACTAGGGTTAAAATGAATTATAATATATGTGCTCCAAGAATGTATAAAGGACGTATAGAATCTGTAGTAAGCAGAATAACAGGCTTTGCCGATATGATACAGTTGACGCATTTAAAAATTCAACAAGTATTAGCTAGGATGGTACCTGATGGTGTATTTTTAGATATGGATGGTTTAGCGGAGGTTGACTTAGGTAATGGTACTAATTACAATCCTGCTGAAGCTTTAAACATGTATTTTCAAACTGGTAGTATAGTTGGTAGAAGTTTAACTCAAGATGGAGATCCTAACAGAGGTAAAGTTCCTATACAAGAATTACAAACTGGATCTGGCGGAAATAAAATTGGAACTCTTATACAAACTTATCAGTACTACTTACAAATGATAAGAGACGTAACGGGGCTTAATGAGGCAAGAGATGGATCAACTCCAGATAAAGATACTTTAGTAGGTTTACAAAAGTTAGCCGCTAATGCATCTAATACTGCTACTAGACATTTACAACAAGCAATGTCTTATTTAACTATAAGAACTGCTGAAAATGTTTCTTTAAGAATAAGCGATTCATTAGAATTTCCTTTTACAAAACAAGCTTTAGAAAATAGTATATCAAGATACAACTTAGCTACTCTATCCGAGATTAGCGATTTAAATTTGCATGACTTTGGAATATTTATAGAACTAGAACCAGACGAAGAACAACAAGCTCAATTAGAACAAAATATACAAATAGCTTTAAAGAGTGGTGGTATTGATCTAGAAGACGCTATAGATCTTAGAGAAATTAAAAATATTAAGCTAGCAAATCAAATGTTAAAAGAGCGAAGAAGAAGAAAGCAAGAAAGAGATCAAAGAAATCAACAAGCTAATATTCAAGCTCAAGCTGAAGCAAATGCAAAAGCTTCTGAAGCTTCTGCACTAGCAGAATTACAAAAGCAACAAGGTATTGCAGAAACAACTGTTAATGTTGAAAGAGCTAAATCACAAATGGATATTTCTGAAATGCAGCAAAAAGCTGAAATAGATAAACAGTTAATGGAGCTTAAGTTTGGATATGATATGCAGTTAAAGCAGATGGATTTGCAAGAAATAGCAACAAGAGAAAAATTTATTGAAGATAGAAAAGATGAAAGAACTAAATTAGAAGGTACTCAACAAAGCGAAATGATACAGCAAAGAGATATGAATTTACCTTCTATAGATTTTACCACTGGTAAATCATTAGAAAACAGTGTGCCTGGTGCAGAGCTGTAATTATTAATTATTATATTATATTATGTCAGAAACAATTCAAGATAAAGAGGCTAAACCTTTAAAGATAAAAAAGCCTTCTTATAAAAAAATAGAAAACAAAGAGTACAAATTAGATTTAACTAAAAAACCAGAAGATGCCGTTCAAGAGTCAAGCCCAGAGAAAGTGGATGTGGGCGAACGATCCACAGATGGCGAGAAAGTGGGAGAAACACACGAAAAACAAACCACTGCCGTTGAGAGTAAAGAAGAAGAAATAAAATCTCCTATTACAGAGATAGTAGAAGAAAAAACTGATGAACTTAAAAAAGAAGTAAAAGAAGCAAAAAGAGATGAAAAAGTATTAGGTAAAAAGTTACCTGAAAACATCGAAAAATTAGTTTCTTTTATGGAAGATACTGGTGGATCTGTTGAAGATTACGTTAGATTAAATGCTGATTACAGCAAAGTAGATAATGATACATTACTACAAGAGTATTATAAGCAAACAAAGCCACATTTAGATAAAGAAGAAATAAACTTTTTATTAGAAGATAAATTTTCTTTTGACGAAGACGTGGATGATGAAAAAGAAATTAAATTAAAGCGGTTAGCCGCTAAAGAAGAAATTGCAAAAGCCAAAAACTTTTTGGAAGAAACTAAGAGTAAATACTACGACGAAATCAAGTTGAGACCCGACGTAACTCAAGATCAACAAAAAGCAATGGACTTTTTCAATAGATACAACAAAGAACAACAAGTAGCTGAAAAGCGACACGAGAAGTTTTTAGAAAAAACAAATAACTTATTTTCTGATGAATTTGAAGGTTTCGAGTTTAATCTTGGAGAAAAAAAGTTTAATTATAAAGTTCAAAATACATCAAGTGTTGTAGAAAAACAGTCAAACTTAAACACTTTTGTTAAGAAGTTCTTAAACAATGAGGGTGAAGTTGTTGATACTGTAGGTTATCACAAAGCTATGTACGCTGCGGATAACGCCGATACTATAGCTAATCATTTTTATGAGCAAGGCAAAGCCGATGCTTTAAAAGATGTTATGGCAAAATCTAAAAATATAACAAACGAACCTAGGCCACAAGCTAATGGAGATGTTTTTATTAATGGATTAAAAGTAAGAGCAATAACGGGCGCAGATAGTTCTAAGTTGAAATTTAAAGTAAAAAACAAAAACAACAACTAAAACATAAAACATGGCTTTTAATGTAAGCGGGTCTTTTCCTGCATCAATCGTTCCTATGCCAAAAAAAGTAGCTGTACAAGACAATTATATTGACTTTCAGTCGAACACTTTTGACCAATGGACACAACAATATCTACCTGAGCTTTATGAAGCTGAAGTAGAAAGATACGGAAACCGAACTTTAGGTGGTTTCTTAAGAATGGTAGGCGCTGAAATGCCTATGACATCTGATCAAGTAATTTGGTCTGAACAAAATAGACTACACATTGCGTATGATACTGTACAAGTAGCTAACGCTGGTGGTGGTTTTCCTGCTGTTACAGTAACTATTACTCCAGGTGCTAATCCTAATCCAAGTTCTGGTATTAGAGTTGGTGCTACACTTTTAGTTTCTGATAACGCTACTGGCTTAGTTACTACTAAATTATTAGTAACTGCTTTAGCTGGTAACAATGGATATACTTTAACTTGTCACGCATACGAAGGCGCTGCTTTACCAGCTGCTTTAGTAACTGGTGCTGGTTCTAACAGTTTATTCGTTTATGGTTCTATGTTCCCAAAAGGAAGTAATGGAATGGCTGGCGCTCTTGAGCCAAGCTTAACTACTTTTAAAAATTCACCAATTATCTTAAAAGATAATTATGAATTAAGTGGTTCTGATGCTGCTCAAATTGGCTGGATAGAAGTTGCTACTGAAGACGGAACTTCAGGATACATGTGGTATCTAAAAGCTGAGTCTGAAACTAGATTAAGATTTCAAGATTATTTAGAAATGGCAATGGTAGAATCTGTACCTAATGCTAATGCTGCTACTTTTGGAGCTAATTTCTTTCCTACTGACGGTGTTGGTGGTGGTGCTAATAACGCTGCTATCTACGGAAGTACTGGATTATTCTCTGCTATAGAAACTAATGGAAATGTATATTCTGGTTTTGCTGGAGCTGCTGCTCCTGGTTCTGGTGCTTTAGGTGATTTCGATGAAATCCTTAAAAACTTAGACAAGCAAGGTGCTATTGAAGAAAACATGCT